GCATCGCATTTTTTGTGGCACAAAATGGCTTTTTTTTGGGTGTTAAGTGATTTCGGGCTAATGGGTTAGGGATAGCAGCGGGGGGTTGTGACATAGGGTATGGGGGGGGCAGGTGAGGCGTTAAACGCCGGAAAGCAGGGCATAATGGCAGGGGTTAAGGGCAGATCGGGTCGAAAACCGCAGCCCACGGCGCAGTTGAAGCTGCACGGGGGGTATCGGGAAGATCGCCGGCCGGGCGATGAGCCCCAGCCGGACGTACAGATCCCTGAACCGCCGAAGATACTCAAAGGCGAGGCCTTGGCCGAATGGGACCGGGTCACGCAGGAACTGGCTAAGGTCCAGTGTATTTCGCGGCTGGACCGGGCGGCCCTGACCGCCTACTGCGTCGAGTGGGATACGTACATGACGGCCCACAATCGCCTGCGGGTGGTCAAGAGCCTGCTGGCCGACGGCTCGACCGGCAACAAAGTGCCCCATCCGCTGCTGAGAATACGAGATAGGGCGTTTTCGAACCTGCTGAAAATATGCACCGAATTCGGGTTGACGCCGTCGGCGCGAACGCGCCTATCGATCGCGGCGGCCGGCGAAGTGGTCGATCCGTTCGACGCCCTGATCAAACAGCAGGCGGAACGGCGGGCAGCACGGGGGGTGGGATAGATGGCGAGTGAAATGCTGGGCATTCTGTTGGTTGTGGTTATTGCCTGGTGCGTACAATGGTTGGCCTGTGCGGCGATCACGGGGACGGCCGCCCGTCGATTACGGCAGGATCCTTTGGTGCGGCTGGCAAATCTTCCTGGTGTGACCAGTGCCGCGATTACTTATGACAATGGGCTCAGCGAAGGGTGGGGGGACGTTCGTCCCTCGCTAAGAGCCGTCAACTTTGGGATTGCATACAGCGAATCGTCGAAATGGCTATGAATCGTAGAGAGTTCGGGACTATTGCGGCTGCCGTCGAACGGGATGGATTGCTGGGCCTGTATCGGATTGGTTTGTTCGATCCGACGACTTGCTGGCCCGCGCCTGCCTTGATGGCATATTGGAACAACCAAGGGCTGGCACCCTTGATGGATTGTCGCCGGGGCGAAAGCGGGGCGGTGGGCTGATGGTGGGCCGTCGCGGCGATGTCTATGGTGTGTGTTCGGGGTGCGGCGGTGGTCGCGGAATCGACGGATGCCCATGCTGTTCGGAAAGTGGGGTACAATTGGCGATCGATGAGATGGTGGATGACGACCGCGACCTTTTGAGGAGGTCAGAAGGGGAATATGTGCACGCTAGTGCCCCATAAGGCAAGCAATCAATGCCCACGTTGTACGCGGAACACTCAGTTTGGTGAGGCCAAAGGGGATAGGTTTTACTGTGAACACTGTAAGGTATTTTTTGGTTCAATCAAAGGTAGTGCGATAATGGGGAGCATCGGTCCGCCTGATCCGAACAAACAGCAACCAATGAGAGACCAGCACATCCGGTACGGGGCTGATTGCCAGGCATGTTGCTGCGGAATTTACTATCCGGACGGGGATTGGGAACTGCCGTCGACCAGCGATAAGCCGGTGAAGTGTATGATATGTGGCCACCCGATCGATCTGACCCCGCACAATATCAGGGGTATTCGCGAGATGACTTACGAGGTACGGCCTCCCGTCAACACGGAGACGTGTCAGTGTGACGCGCAGCGACGCTGTGTGTTTTGCGAGTACAGGATCTATGAGGGGGAATACAAAGTGGATGCCTGCCTCGTGCAACGCGATGGCGATAGCGAAAGTTGGGAGGAAACGGATGTGAACGGAATCTGCGGGGCGTTTCGTATGAGGAAAGAAACACCCGAGACAATTAAAACTGAATAGCGGGTTCGTTTAGATGGCTATGAATCGTAGAGAGTTCGGGAAGTTGGTGGCCACCGCGGTGGTGGCACCGGTGCTGCCGGTGGCGCTGGCCGTCAAAGGAACGAACGTCTCCGGTTGCGAAGACCAGCGGCATCAATCGGACTTGTCGATAGTCAGCTTTGATTGGCCTGATGGCACCAGGGTCTGGTATCAAGTTGGCCCAGGTTGGCGGCATCGCGTCGGAGGCCCGGCGATCGAGTGGCCCGACGGCGCGAAGGAATGGTTTTGCGAGGGCCGGCGGCATCGGATTGATGGCCCGGCGATCGAATGGCCTGATGGCAGTAAGCAATGGTACATCGACGGACAGCAGGTCAGTGAGCCGGTGGGCTAGATGAACATGAACCGCAGAGAATTCGGGAAGTTGGCGGCCGGGGCGGTGGCGGCACCGGTGCTGGGGTCCGTTGCCATGCCGGCGGCCGCGCGGGTGGCGAAGGTTCGCGCGGTGATGGGCGTAGCACCTTTCGATTTCATTGACGAGATGGAGTGGACTCGGATGGAGCGGAACCGGCAACTGTTCGTGGAATTGCGCATCCCGTGGACGATGGTCGATGGTGACTTCTGGGGGCTAGGTTTAGAGCGCGGAATACAGACGGCAACCGAAATTGGTGCAGAGATTGTCATGACAATCCTGTGCGATTCAGTCTTCAAGCGGGCTGACGTAGAGGGGATTCTGCCCTTGATGGCGTTGCACCCCGAGGCGTTTATGACCGCATCGGCCAGGCGGTTCTGGGGTCGGGGGGTTGCGAATGAAAGCACGAAATTCGCCATCGGGCATTTCGCCTTTACCGCCCCGCGGGTCCGCGACTTATTGAAGGTCCCGCGACAGTGGTTTGAGGGAGAGGAATACGGCGATGGTCGTTGGGGTTTCCCTTGGTTCAACTCTGATCTCCACTTTTGGGATCAGGTCGAACGCGGCTTAACCGTGCTGCGGGCCAATCATATCACCGTCGACCAAGGATAAGTCGACGCATATAGAAGGATAGCCCCCGCGGCGTTTGAGCGGGATTAAAACTGAATAGCGGGTTCGTTGTGCCGGGGGCACCTGGCGGGGCGACGAAAGGCGAAAGAAAAACGGTCGTGTAGGAGACCTACAGCTCCTGCGCGACCGTTTTCTTTTGCGCCCGGCTCTTTGACAAGTTCAGACTTGTGCCGCCCCGGCCTTTTTCGAGGCCAGGGCTTCGAGGCCAATCTTTAGGGCTTCACGGGCGACCTCCTGCCAGCGGGTGGGTGCGGGGCGTTCCTTGGCGATCGCCCAGAGGTGGTCGCGGAGTTCTTCGGTGATGGTCACGTGGATTTGGCGGGGCATGGTATTACTCCGGAAGGAGTTTCAGATCGGTAATGGCATAAATTTCCTGGTACGAGCGTTTGCAGGCCAGGCATTCGACAATCATGCTAACGCGGCCGTGCCGCGGACAGTTGCTCTGGATGCCACGGATGACCAGGTCGGCCTCATCTGCCGTGCAGTAGGGGCAGGACCGCAACGACACGAACTCTGTTTCATTGAGGTCTGCAATATAGGCCTCTTTAACGTTTTGAACCTCTTCCGGGGCCATCTGTGCGATTGTCTGTTTCTTCGTCATCGTCCAACTCCTAAACTCGGGGTTATTAACTTATGTATATCAGACTATATATATAGACGGCACAAGTCGAGAACTATTGCAAGAAAAATGCATAAATAACGGGAAATAATAGATAAATATGGCGACGGCAGTAGCACAACTTGAAGGTGTGGAACTGACGCGGGAGACCGTCGAGGGCTGGTGCGACGGGGTCCTGCTGGAAACGGTCCCGGCCTGCAAGTGGACCAAGCTGGCCGTCGAGCGCTATCGCCGCGATTGCGAGACCGGCGCCGATCGGGGCCTGTGGCACGATCCCCCGGCGGCCCAGATTTGGGTCGATTTCTTCCGTTGCTTGCGCCATTTCGAGGGCGAATTCGCCGGCCAGCCGATCGAATTGGACCCCTGGGAACTGTTTATCGTCTGGAATGTCTTTGGTTGGATGCGGGCGGACGGCACGCGTCGCTTCCGCAAGGCCTATTCCGAAATCGCCCGCAAGGTGGGTAAGTCGACGTTCGGGGCCGGGATTGGGTTGGGACTACTGACGATCGATGGGGAGGCGGGGCCGCAGGTCTTCAGCGCCGCCGTGGACAAACAGCATGCCCGCAAGGTGCTGCATAGCAAGGCCGAGGCCTACTTGCGGCATTCGCCTACCCTGCGGCGGCGTTTGAATTGGGCCAAGACCACCGGGCGGATCAGTTTCGACAAAAACGATGGCATTTTCGAGCCGTTGGGCAAGGATTCGGACCTGGGCGAGGGCTTCAATCCGCACGGGACGATCTTCGACGAAATGCACGCCCATAAGGACAGGGCGATGTGGGACGTGATCGATTCCGGGCTCGGGGCCCGCAGTCAGCCGCTGACCTTTGCGATTACCACGGCCGGGTTCGATACGACGACTTTCTGCTATACGGAGATCCGCGACCAGATCACGCAGATCCTCGAGGGTGCGATCGAGGACGATGAATGGTTCGGGATTATCTTCACGATCGACGAGGGCGACGATTGGGCGGACGAAGCGGTGTGGCCCAAGGCCAATCCGCAGAGCTACTTCCTGACCCAGATCGACGATATGCGGCGCATGGCCCGGGAAGCGGCCCGGAAACCGGGGGCCTTAAACAACTTTTTGACCAAGCGGCTGAACGTCTGGACGAATTCTCAGGTCAAGTGGGTCAATATGGTCCAGTGGCAGGCGTCACCGCCGGCCGTGGCGGAAGCGAAGCTGGCCGGCCGGCCCTGTTTCAGCGCCCTGGATTTATCCAATAATACCGACCTGACCGCCCTGGTTCATTTCTTCCCCTGGGACGATGGGGCCTATACGGTGCTGCCGCGCTTCTGGATCCCGAAAGATCGGATCACCGATCGCGACCATCGGGACGCCGCCCAGTACGAAAAGTGGGTGCGAACGGGCCTGATCACCGCCACGGCCGGCAATGTAATCGATTTTGCCGTGGTGCAGGCCGATATCGAGGCCGATTTAGATACGTTTGCGGTCACGAAGCTGGCGTACGACCCGTGGGGCCCGGCCGAGAAGATTCGCCAGGACCTACTGGCCGGCGGGATGGATCCGGAATTAATGGTGCAGTTCCGGCAGGGGTTCGCGTCGATGAGCCCGGCGATGCAGCATTTCGAACGGCTGTATCTGGCCGGCAAGATTTGGGGATTGACCCATCCGGTGCTGCTGTGGATGGCGAGCAATTTGCAGGCCCGGCAGGACCCGGCCGGTAACGTCAAGCCGGACAAAAAAGCGTCCCGCAAGCGGATCGATGGCGTGGTCTGCGCGATCATGTGCGCCGGCCTGGCCGAGGCGGCCGAACGGGATTCCGGCAGCGTCTACGAAACACGAGGCCTCCTGACCCTGGGAGATGATTGACCATGCGCATGATATTGGGATTGACGGGCGCGGGCCTGATCGCCTTCGCGGTCGGTTGGTACAGCGCCGATATCAAGACGGCCCTGTGTCTGTTTTTGACCGTGGGCGGCCTCGGCCTGGTCGTCGATTCCGTTAAGAAGTGAGAAACGATATGGGTCAAATAGCCAATATGATCGAATCATGGGCCACGCGGTCGCCGGGGTCGTCACGGACCAGCCTAGCGCACCCGGCCCAATGGCTGGTCGATTATTTCAACGGCGGCACGTCGGCGGCCGATGTCAATGT